GCCTCCCAGGTACACTATTCGTGTACCCACACCCACCTCGATTGCTTTTTAATTCGAGGTCTTCCCGCTTCACCATGTTCCCAGAGAATTTCTGCTGGGGGCGATTCAGTAAAATACTGAAGTAGCGAGGATTCGCCACGACCTTCGGTCTTTGGAGTCTTACTATAGACACCAATCGCCTTAAACTCCTCGCGCTGTAGGTGCTTGTTATACCTTCTCTTAGAAGGAGTAAACATGCCCTTGCAGTACGAGAACAAGGTCGTGGCCCAGAACGCCTGTCGGTGCCGAGGAATGAGATTTCTCTCTCCCTCGGGAACTGTCTTGAGCAAATAGTCTGCGGTATTCCACATTCCTTTCGAATGAAAGTTATTGGAAGCTTCCACAGTCTTTTGCAAGGCTTCTGGTTTAGATGGGTCGTAGGGGCCATGGTAGTAGGCAGGAGTCACGTCGACTCCATTGTATGCCCGCATGCCACATGCCTCTCGAAACAAACCACGGGTAAATGATTTGCTCGTGTTCACCTTGAGGCCGCATTCCGTGAGGAGTGCGACCATCACCTCGTAGGCGTCGTTATCGATGAGGATATCATCCCCAAAGACACGTAACCTAGAGGACCTGGAGCGCATTGCACTCAACGTAGTGTCAAAACGATTATCGATACACATCAAGGCAAAGTGGCCGAGAAGTGTAAAGACGATCGTCTGGACAGGAAACGTTAGAGCTGAACCTTGACTCGCGAACTTCTTGATTAAAAGGAGTTCATCGTTTGTACCAGTAAGTTCTTTACTGATAGAAACCGATCTTGTTCGGCAAGCATGCATCGCGTCTAAAAGGTAACGATTACCTTGAAAGACGTACTCCACAAGACGTGTAGAGAGGCGATCACTCGCCTCACTAAGGTCTATAGAAGCAAACCTTCTATCGGCCGAAGCCGATAAAGCCATGTTTGATGATAAAGACTGATCTTGAAAATCGATCGAAAGACCGAGTTCAGAGGATTTGACCTTATCAACCAACCACCTTTGAAGGGATCCTTGGATCCATTGATGGGCAGTCGGTTCCGCAGCAATAAGCCGCGGAGCTTTCATGGTTTTTGGTACTGCATGAAGGACAGAAGGTGGTTCACAGTCCGATAAACTTCGGTTTTCAAAGTCGTGAGAACCGAACCAATCGAATGGAAACACTCCGTCCAGTTTCCGAGGCCACACTGGGAAGTCATGTTTGACGAACCCAGTCTGTCTATCAGAAACGGCTCCAGGCCCATGTTTAGGCCTGAGGGACCAGGGGTCGAAATGACCCCAGCTAGTAACCACCCTGCGGCAAAGCCGATCAAAGTGGTGCCAGCTAAAAGAAGAACGCTTTTCAGGTTCGAAGAGCTCAAATGAGTTCTCGGCATGATTGACATCTCCGTATAAAGGATGCCCAGTACGGGTATCCCAGTCCGGAATGTCGGCGTTCCACGTATTAGGCCAACTCCTAATCATTTTGTCTTCAACGGCTATAAAGCCGCCAACGGCATCATGAATAGCGTCCTTAGTGCAATCGCCATCGAGCTTCTTGAACAAGTAATAAGCTTGTTCAAGGTACAAGATTGCGGTTTCATTAGGACAAGGTCTAATAAGACCATCGTCAGTAAATATCTCTTCCCAAAGACCGAATAGGAATTTAGGATAGATAGTTACACCTCTACTACCGTGAAAACACGGTCGATTATCGAGGATACGGCCTTGGTCCAAACACTGCTCGAACCATTTACCACAATCGGGTAAAAGGATCGTAGCTAAGGGAAGACCCTCTATTTGGATGTGTCTGTCGTACCATTGGTAGAACAGGCGCGCCATACGACAATGTTGAGGAAAGGTGATAGCGATGTCTTTCGACAAAGCTTCTACCAACCCGACTATCTCGTTTGGATGGTTTTTCATCTTATGGCCTTTCTATTGGCTGTTAAGATCCACTGCTAGTATACACTTACCAGACCGCATCCTGCCCACACTATTCAAGTGTGAGCAGGGTTAAGATGGCAGGTTGTTACACCTGACCATCAATGAGGTCACTCTGCTGAGCGGCGATCAGAGTCTGAGCGCCGGTCGACATGAGTTTGAGGAACGAGGGAGCACTGCCCCTACGATACCGCATAGAAGCGGAGTAGGAGAAGTACGTCTCGGCCGCGTCGACCGTTGCGAACACAGTCCATTCAAGGAAAGCGTTCGTACGGTAGATCGGCATGGCAGAAATGGCCTTCTTCGCCGAAACCTTTTCTTCCTGGTTTCGGAGAGTCAGCTTAACTTCCTTAGTATCGTCGCGAAGACGATACACGGAAGTGCCATTCGATTCCGACACACGGACCAACACATAAGCGATTGCGTTGACCGTGAGTGTGAGTGTATTGGCTAGCATTTGATAGTCCCTTGGCACATTGGCCGTTGGAGTGAATTTTCCATGGTTATTGGAATAACCGCGGATTTTTCACGACGGCTAAGGAACCAAGGATCGACAGTTGCCCCCCCGTAAGGGAGGGTATCATAGAGCTGAAGGAAGGTGTGCTAGGCACCTGGGAAATCACTTTCCTAGAATGAAGCCATTTCTTTAAGCGCCCACTGGTTAAATTCCAAGTAGGCATACTTATAGGAGCACACTCCACCTCGGACACGAATCTGGTCATAATACATCCCCCAAGAGGGGATGCGACTGTACGATTCCCAGCTTTCAGCATATTCCCAATATTGGAGAAATAGTCTGTAAGCCATGTCCAAGGCAGCGCATTCCACACGTTAATCGGAACTTGGTCCAAAGTAAGACCAAGCATCCGACGACGAAGCTCAGGCTCGTCGCGTGGAAAGGCAGGGCCGTCGGCAACCCACTTAACGACACCCCATTGCTCGTACTTCGCAGTACCAACATATGGTGAGGATATTCCTATCCCCAAGTCGCTATGTATAGAAGCCACCCCGGAAATGGGTTTAGTACCACTTCCGAGGCCGACCGTGCATTTCATCTTGCCCTGTTTTAGTTTGTCAAAATACTTCTTCCGTTTTTCAACGGCGGATGTAAAATTGGCAAGCTTATACAGGTCACTAACGAACGGCAGCCACCCAAATTGCAAAGCAAGATTGGCAGCTGCAAGATCACGAGTGTTACCCTTCCGAACTAAATCGGAAAAGCCCTTGCGATCTTTCAACCGCTGCGCTATTAACCCACCCCGGAAAATCATATCCGGGATGTCGCGAAGCTCAATCCAGAAAACTGGAAGCTGAACAGTAGCGTTAGCAGGATTAGTTCTGGCATAAAGTTCGGTGAATAGCGAACCATCAGGTTCTCGAGCTGAGTTGTTATAACCCAGGTCTACACCGTAAAAACCCGTAGGACAGTTGAACCAATCTGCATTACCCTCATGACCATTAAGAATGGCACCAGTGTAATGCCAATGCTCCGAGAGAAAGGGGTGATCTACCCCCGGAGAATTGGAAACAGAGTCGATCAACACATGTCTTTCGGAGACACCCTGTGCGATATCGGTCCACGCGCCGCCAAAGGCGACACGGTAACCGGTGACAACAGTTTGTCTAACTTTAGCCAAAGCGCGTATCCAGCTCATTATGTTGGGTACAAAATGTAACGAGCATTTCAACTCGTCAGAGGGCCCGAAGGGGCCC